CTCCCTGTGGACCACCACAGCCTCCCTCGAATGGGCAAAACGTGCTCCCAAGAAGAAGTAATCTGTGTGCGGATGCTCCCGCACACCTTCAGGGCCACCCCATTGCGTTTGAAGCTTGAGAGCCCACGACTGGAGTACAGGCACTCCAATCGCGAGCGACAGCTCGCAAGCTGCCACACCCCTGATCCACTCATGCGCGAAAGACGCCTCTCGTAGCCACCTGTGGCTAGAAAGGGCTTGTGACATTACCTTCCGCGGGTCACGCACCATCCTCCAGCCAAGCTGGGGACCTAAGTGAACAGGAGCAGATTGGCCAAAGCGAATCTCCTCAATAATAGACGTAGGAGCTTCGAGTATGATCTCGTGTCCACTGTGCCTCAGCACTTCAGGGGCGAAAGCAAGCATCACACGTTCGGAGCAGTCGCGATCCAGGAAGACCACGGCGTTGTCACCGTCCACAAGGAGATCAAACTTGCCTGGGGCAAGGTCCTTGAGAACGCCGCCAACAACCGATAACATCACAAGGGAATTGCCCATCCCCGTGTTATAGTCCCCACTGGCTCGTGCTCCCTCACGCGAGAATTTCACCCCAGAAGCCAGCTTGCCCTCAAGGCGCAGCTGCCGCGACAACAAAAACCTCAAACCCCTGTCACCGGGGAAAGCGGCCTTGTATATCGCGTGCTCTGACTCAATTTGACAAGGCCCAACGTGAGCCTCGAAAGCTTTACCGTCTACTTCAAACGCAACGCAGTCATCCCGAGATTTGAACTTCCGCGCTATCAAGTTCGCACGCTCCACACCATTGAGCCCTTTGGCCACAACCCTGCCAACCCCTGACTTGAGTACCCTTGGAGATGTGAGGTAACCCCACAGCCAATGCTCCAAGGGCTTGAGCCGAGACGCTAGGGCCAAGTTGTACCTGGGTGATCTGGGGTAGATCAGCCTAGGTTTGGCGAGCTTGGCACTAGCATTGAATTTCTCGGCCTTGAGGAAAGGTCTCAGGTAGCTGTCGTCACCGGTCAGACGACCATCCACCCTCAACGATCTCTCCGCCTCAAGGTACCTTAAGCGCAGTCTGCCACTATAGGACTGCGCGGTTTGCAGGTAGCTCCACCTAACAACGCCGCTATGCGAGGCCATCCGTGCGATGTCTCTGAAACACCGCCGCACGGGTGCGCCAACGCTCGCAAAAACCACG